GGGACTTGTGCTCAGTGCAGTCATACTCTCTCTTCGCAGTTATGTCGTCGAAAGACGTCATGCATGTTAATGAGAGAGAAATGATCCAAACCACACTCTGTGGGCTTTGAAAGGAGTTCTCAAGTTAGAGATGACTACTAACTCACGAACTAGGACGCGAGACCTTACTGATTGGTCTAATCAGCATGGTAACTGGCGTCTTCAGGTCTGGGGTGATTTCGTTACGAATAATGGAGCAAATCCGACTCTTCAGTCGGATGTTACTGCTCTATATCCGCAATGGGATTCAGCCCACCTGCTTTTCAAAGGTCGGGAAACAACAACCGACGAGAACCATAGGCTTCGTTCTCGCCAAGACCTTTATGGTCATGGCCCCGAAGATGTTGGTGGCCCGTTCTTTAACCAGAAGAAGAGATGTTTCGTAAAGCCTCCGCCCGGTGGGTTGGAGAGCGATGCGATGGCATCTTATCGTCTGGATTCGAGCGGGTTGAACCAAGGCGGGAACTGGAAACGAGTGAAATACTCGGGTCCAATCCTAGCCAGGGTACCTTCCGATAGCTTGTTTCCTACTTACAGTCAGACTAATCTGATTGCAAAGGGGACAACGGCTATCGCTAGGTGCAAGCCCACCAACAATGTCGCCGACCTAGCTACAACCATAAGTGAGACGATTCGCGAGGGTCTGCCCCATCTACTGGGCGCTGACCTTTGGGAATCTAAGACCAAGAACGCCAAAAAGGCGGCTGGGTCCGAATATCTCAATTATGAGTTTGGCTGGGTACCACTCGTCGCTGACATACGTAACGCAAGTTACGCGTTGGCTAACGCGCGTAAGCTTATTGATGCTTACGAACGTAACTCCGGACGAGCGGTAAGGCGTCGCTATGAGTTCCCCATAGAGAAGACTGAACAGACCGTGGAAATTGGCGCCGGCCCAGGTCAGTGGTATTCTAACTCTGACCATGGTGGTGCCAACCAGGATCTAAGTAAGCCCACGCCCCGTCTTTTCAAAACATCCACGTTCTATCGTAGAACGTGGTTCTCAGGCTCATTCACCTATCACCTACCAACTGGCTACAACAGCCGGAATTGGTTGGAGAGGGCGAGTAAGCAGGCCGGACCCCTATTGGGGCTCGACCTTACTCCTGAGTTGCTTTGGAATATCGGGCCGTGGTCGTGGGCCGTCGATTGGTTTTCCAATGCTGGAGATTTGATTTCAAATCTCTCGGATTGGGCCACCGACGGCTTGGTGATGCGATACGGGTACATCATGGAGCATACGCTCCAGGAGGACACGTATCACTTGAACGGACCCACACGTTATAAACCGTATGGATCCGTTTTCGCCTCGCCCATCACGTTTAGCTTGGAAACTAAACGTCGGGTAAAGGCGTCACCATTTGGGTTCGACGTGGACTTTACAGGTTTCACGTCTCGCCAAAAGGCCATTGTAGTTGCTTTGGGCCTTAGCCGTTAGCACTACGTATGGCTCCACTGAGTACAGCCACATGGCTGACTCTTACATAGGCTCAGCCTAGGAGTGATGCAAATGTCGTTCACAGATCCGCAGTCCATCACAATCTCGGCAGTCACGTCAAGTTTGCCAAAGGTTTCGACCGATGGCGACGAGACGGTCTACCAGGATTCGACTGGACTGATTCAGATGCTCGCTTCTCATGACTATGGGAAGCGAACAAGGCATCTGCTTCGGGTTAACCACTCGAAGCTGACCGCTGACCCGTTTATCCCGGCCGAGAACGTCAAGGTTTCGATGTCTTGTTACATCGTCTTTGACGTTCCACCGGCTGGATATACGGCTGCGGAACAGCTGGCCGTCTACACTGGATTCAAAACCCAGTTTAGTGCGTCCTCCGATGCGCTCATCACCAAACTTCTGGCGGGTGAGTCGTAAAGGTCATGCAAGTTTTCTTTGGCCACCCTCGTCTTCGATTTCTCGATGATGAGGAGTGGTCAGAACTCTTGCATAAGTTGGACGGAGTGGTGGAGAAGGATGAGCATCTTAGTATTCGACATCGCCTCAGTCGAAAGACTGTGGCTATTGCGGCTACTATAACAGCTGTCCTTCTCTACACGTTCCACGGGCCTCCGGGTGAACCAATACGGTTCATTCGAAAGCCGTGGTAGATGTCCTTCCGTGCATTTGCACGCCTTGTGGTCTCCAACGTGAAGCTGGGATTTGTAAGGTCCCTGGCCCTATGGTATCTAATCATAGGGTGCGTTGGAGGTGAGTCACATCTTGCTAAGGAAAGATAACCTCTGTTAGGAGGGTCTTTGAAAAGCCTGATGTCACTCTGGATCAAGATGGCAGATGAACTCGCCATCTTATGCTGCACTAGCGCCACTTCTGACATTAATACGGTCAGAAGGCGGTACGAACATGAGGGCTTATCGTTTCTCACGATAAGCCTACCTGAATTTGGAAAGGCCACCCAAAAGTGGCTTGACCAAGGACAGGTCGGCATCCACCCTGCCTTTTCTAAAGGCAGGGGAAGTCTCCCCCTATTCCTAGGAGGTTTCTTCAACCGTGTGTTCGACCGGAGAAGTGGTTTGTTGCTTGACGAACCATCCGTCGATGCTATCTTCGCGATACGACAACTTACGTTGTCCTTCGGGAAGATTTCCCTTCCTTGCAGTGATGCAAGGATACGGAAAGCGATGGATGGGTACATCAAGTGTGAGCAGGACGTCCGACAGTTCGACAGGGAGATCTCTCAGAAAGATTTGAGGGACTTCCGAAATATGTCGAATCTCTTGTTTAGTGAAGTTTTCCAACAAATGGATAGAGATGTCCATTATGGAGAACTTCTTCCTAAACATGGTCCAGGTGCGACTGCCGAGAAACTTTCCAGCAATGGGAAGTATCAACAGCGCATTTGGACGTCTAGACTGGCCAAGGTCTTTCCCTTGGATCAGTACCTTATTCCGAACGCTCGATACATCGAGTCTCTGGATAAGGTGACAGTCCTCGAACCTGAGGCAGAGATACCCGTAAGGGTTATCACTGTCCCTAAAACGTTGAAAACACCCAGGATAATCGCTGTGGAGCCTACCTGCATGCAATACATGCAGCAGGCTTTGCTCCGAAGCTTCCTGGTTGCTTACAATAGGGATGAACTCCTACGTAAGCTTATCGGCTTTGATGACCAAGTCCCTAACCAGGACATGGCACGCAAAGGCTCTCTTGATAAGAGAACGGCGACACTCGATTTGAGTGACGCTTCCGATCGTGTTTCCAACCAGCTCGTAAGAGCGATGCTGCATCAATGGCCTAACTTGCAAGAGGCTGTTGATGCTACTCGGTCTAGGCGGGCTGACGTACCGGGACACGGAATAATCCGTCTCTCTAAGTACGCGTCTATGGGTTCAGCGCTCTGTTTCCCTGCGGAGGCTTTGGTCTTTACGACCATTATCTTCCTAGGCATACAGAATGCGCTCAACAAACCGCTGACCAAGAAAGATATCAAATCTTTCATTGGCTCGGTGCGTGTCTACGGGGACGACTTGATTGTTCCCGCAGAATGTGTGCATACCGTTGTACAGGCACTAGAGCATTTCGGTGCTAAAGTTGGCCTGGACAAGTCTTTCTGGACCGGAAGGTTCAGAGAGTCTTGTGGTAAGGAATACTTTAATGGACATGACGTTTCAATCGTCAGAGTCCGGCAAGCGTTACCTTACACAACGGCAGACGCTACTGGTGTGATCTCGACAGTATCGCTGAGGAACCAGCTGTTTCACGCTGGACTCGTAGATACTGCCGCGTGGCTGGACACCCGCTTGGAGAAAATACTAAAATATTTTCCCACTGTGGGACCAGACTCACCCGTGCTGGGCAAGGAAGCGTACCTTCAACCTTATCAGGTTGATAAGATGCATCCTTACCTGCATAGCCCTCTAGTTCGGGGCTACGTAGTGCAGGCCAAACCTCCAGTAGATATACTGGACGGAGAAGGAGCCCTGCTTAAGTGCTTACTCAAGCTGGAGTCTGATAGTTATTCAAGGGATGTTGACAGCTATGTCAACTCAGTTCCCTGCTATCAGCCTGGCACGTTCTCCATTGTAAATAGGAGAACTTCCTCTCGGCTACCAACCGGGAGTAATGACGAGAAGCACCTAGAGCGTTCTGGACGCCCCAAGCGCGTCGGCATTAAGCTTGGTTGGTATCCACCCTACTAAAGGGTTGGAGAGGCCTAT